TAAATCGGGAAAGCTGGATCGCAAGCTATCAATCGTCCGAAGCCGGAAGAGAAATACTAAAGAATTTGTGGAGGCTGCAGCAGACCGAGGCGGATGAAGTCGCAATCCATAAATTCGCAGAAGGGAGACGAAAATGGCAGGAGGCATAAAATTAGCACCTCTTTTAACAGAGATCAAAGTTGATATCGAAAACTTTAAAAGCGATATGGAGAAAGCGGCTGCAATCGGAACAAGTGAAGCAAAGCGGATCAGTCAGGAGATGGAAACGACGGCGAAAGTCGGAGAAAAATTTTCTAAAGCAGGTGATCTGCTGACGAAAGGCTTGACACTTCCGATCGTGGGCGTAGGCGCCGCAACGACAAAAATGGCGGTTGATTTTGAGAGCAGCTTTGCAAAAGTAAGTACACTTCTGGATTCAAATGTCGTAGATTTTGCGCAGTACAAAAATGAGCTTCTTAATGCAAGTAGTGAAACGAAGGTGGCGGTGGATGAATTTTCAGAAGCCGTTTACTCTTCTATTTCTGCCGGGGTGGATCAAAAAGAAGCGATCCAGTTCACGACGGATGCGATGAAACTTGCAAAAGGCGGTTTTACAGACGGGGCGAAAGCAGTAGACGTCCTCACGACGGCAATTAACGCGTATGGATTGCAAGCGAGTGACGCCACGAGAGTATCCGATTTATTGATCACAACGCAGAATTTGGGTAAAACAACGGTGGACGAACTGGCGTCAAGCATGGGAACAGTGATCCCGGTTGCAAATGCGTCGAATTTCAGCATTGAGGAATTGAGTGCATCTTATGCACAGCTTACGAAAAACGGTGTGGCAACAGCGGAATCTGGAACGTATTTAAAAGCAATGTTGTCAGAGTTGTCAAAAAGCGGAAGTATTGCGGACATAACGCTACGGGAGCTGACCGGAAAAGGTTTTGCAGATCTGAAAAAAGAGGGGACGTCTACAACAGAGATTTTGAGTCTGTTAAATGCAGAGGCGCAAAAGAACGATAAGACTTTGAAAGATATGTTCGGCTCGGTGGAAGCAGGATCGGCGGCGTTGGTGCTGTATAAAAACAGCGGCGAAGAATACAACGAAATGCTGCGGGGAATGGAGACAAGCGCAGGGGCGACACAAAAGGCGTTTGAAAAAATAGATGCGACTCCGGCAGAACAGTTAAAAGGCGCATTGAATGAACTTCGGAACGAAGGAGTACGTTTTGGTGCAGCGTTTGTTCCGGTAATCGAGAAAGCGTCTGATATATTAGGGGATGTGGCAGAAGCATTTTCCGAATTAACAGATGAGCAGAAAGAGAATGTGGTGCAGTGGGGAATCACTCTTGCGGCAGCAGGACCGGCGTTAAAACTAATCGGCGGTGGGATTCAAACCTATACCAAGTTAAAGACAGGAATAGGAGCAGTCACAAAAGCGCTTAGTGCTTTCGGTAGCGCACAAGAGGCAGCAGGAATAGGAGGATCTGTACTTGCAAAAAGCTTTACAGGTGTTTTGGGAACATGTGCACCCCTTGCGGCAGGTTTAGCAGTGGTTGGTGCCGGAGTATATACACTCCACGAGCAAAGCGATGTATTGAATTCCACAGTCCTTAAATCGCGAGAGGAAATGTCATGGCTGGAAGAAGCGCTGGCAGACCTGCAAGGAGTTACGAGGTACACGAAAGAAGAACTGGAAGAAATGGGGTATGTTCATAAGGAATTCAGCGATGAGTTAAGCCCTGAATTTCAGGAAGCCGTGGAAGAATCTACGAAAAAGGTACAAGAATTCAGCGTGTACTTGCACGAGATCGGATTTGACGGAATCATGACACAGGAGGAAACCGATGGGTTTACGAAACGGGTCAATGACATGTGTAGCGAAGTGATCTCGACGATCGAAAGCAGAAAAGAGGAGGCACAAAGCGGACTGAAAGATCTGTTCATCGCAGATGATCAGGTGATTGATGAAAGCGAACAGAAAGTACTGGAACTGTTGTCGCAATCAAGTGATGCGCAGATCAGTGAAGTACAGACGTTACAAGATGAAATTCTTGCGATCCAGCAAAATGCAGCGAATGAAAAACGACAGTTGAAAGAGCAGGAAATCGCAGACATCCAAAATTATAATGAACAGATACGTCAGATTGAACTGGAAGCCCTGGGAGGAACAGAGCAGGAGATTCTTTATGCAAAAAATGAGTTTGCTGCTCGAGTGCGAACGATGGATCTGGAAAGTGCATCGGAACTTTTACAAGAGAAAGCGAAGATCCGAGATGATGAGATCGTACAGATACAAGCAGCTTACGATACAGAAATTCAGTTGCTGCAAAGTAAACTTAGCACATGCAAGGAAGAAGATCGGGCGTATTATGAAGAACAGATCGCAAATTTAGAGCAGGACAAGCAGAAAAAGATTACAGAACAGCGTGACCTTTACGATGAATACCTCAGCATTATCGAAGAATATAACCCGAAATTACTGGATGGAATCAGCGACTTGAATGGTCAGATCCTCACAGGAGAGGAGGAAAGGAATGCTGAATATCTGCAAAAGGTACAGGAAAGGTATGCGGGGTTAGAGCAAATTACAGAGTCAGGATGTTATACCCTATATAACATGGAAAAAGGCACGAATGAAGATATCGTGGTCAATTATGATCAGGCAACAGGGAAGATCGTCGGTCTCTACCACGAAGCGTCTTCAACACTCGTCGGATATTCCAAGGAAATCCAAGGCGCGACGGTGGAAATGGCGCTGAACGGAAAAGGGTCTTTTGAGATGCTGGGAACATCCTTAGATGGACTGAAAGAGAAGAACGGTGAACTCGTCAATGCGAATGGGGATGTTGTGAGCTCCTTGTCGGACATTAAAAAGTCTGCAGACGGCACGCGGGAAGGAATTGCGATTTTAAACGGAACACCTTGTGAGGTAAAGGTTAATAAAGACGGAACAATCGCAAATTTACGGGCGATTGATGAGGAGGCGAACAACGCCACGAGAGCGAGGACACTGTCGATCACATTAGCAACGAACGCAATAACAAGCGGTATTAACGCTGCGATTTCAGCAGCGCAGGGATATTCTCACTACAACGGACTTGATAACGTACCCTACGACGGATATCAGGCAGTGTTACACAAAGGAGAGCGTGTCCTGACAGCGGAGGAGAACAAGGCGTATAGTAACGATCCGGGGATTGATTACAATAAGATGGAAAAGTGTATGAAATCTGCGGTCAGGGAACTTACTTTATCAGTGGGTAGCAGGGAACTTGGTAGAATTATAGATGAGCATTTGCGAGAAAGGGGAATTCTTTAGCATGGATATGTATTACATTAATCATTTAAATGAAAAGATTCTCCTTGACTCTGAAAATGTGATTTTGAAATATCAAGAGTTATTCAACTATTCATGGGATGCAGATACAGATAATGGGAAAATAACGTCATTTACAAGAGAAATGGCAACATATCCCATTACGGTTACTGTGACCGCGGATTCAGATGAGGAATTTGCGGACATCCTGAATAATTTCCACAGCATCGTTGTAAAAGACATCATAGATCACACCCCCGGGCGGCTGTATATTGGAGATCAGTATTTGTCCTGCTATATATCCGGTGATATAAAAACTGATGCGTTTATGGGTGTTCCGATACAGGTTAAAAATCTTACCGTTGTGACGGATCATCCGTTTTGGATTACGGATAAAAAATACGAATTCAAAAAAGGCGTTGAAGGAAAAGGCGTGGGATATTTGGATTTCCCATTTGATACACCGTTTGACCTCATGGGAGATGAGAAGGGAACTGGCAGCATTACTATAGAGCATTACGCCGCGTGCGATTTTCTTTTAACGATATACGGACCGTGCTTGAATCCGAGAATTGTAATAGGGGATAATCTATATGAAGTAAGGACAAAGCTGGACGGAGGGGAATATCTTCTGATTGATTCCAGGGAAGGAACGGTCTTCCGTGTACGAACAAATGGGACGAAAGTGAATGAGTTCGATAATCGAGTGACCAGTCCGAATTCTCCGTTTGAAAAAATACAGCCGAGATATAATCTTGTAAGTTGGGATGGAAGTTTCGGTTTTGATTTGTTGTTGTTTATTGAAAGGAGTGAACCAAAATGTGCACAGAAAAGATGATAGTTGCAGATGCTGTAGGGAAAGAACTTGAGAATCTGGATCGGTGCATTGCGGTGGATCTGGAACTGGGAGATACGAATGATTTTGAATGTGATATAAATCTGAATTTTTGGGATAAGAAGAAGTTAAATTACGGGTACATGATCTACATTCCGGATACAGAATACGGCGGAATTATCGGAGATATGAAGACAATAACGAAACAGAATGCCATCAAAATGACGGGGGACACTTGGCGAGGAATGCTTGGAAAGAAAATTATTGAGCCGCCATCTGGAAAAGATTACCTTACAGTTTCCGGTGAACTAAACAGCATATTGAGAAATCTGATAGACGGTCGATTTGACGGTCTTTTTTTAGTTCCTCAGGTTGATACCGGTGTGATTATACAGAACTTCCAGTTTGATCGTTACTGCACTCTTTTAAACGGGATTGAAGATCTTTTGGCAAGCGTGGGATATCGGTTGGACATCCGGCATAAACGGGGAGAACCGGGAATACCTGGATGGGTGGAACTACAGGCTGTTCCTGCAAAGATGTTGAAAAAAGAATATAACCAAGACAATCGGATTAATTTTATTACTAGAGATTACAGGCGGGGAATCAACCATCTGATCTGTGCCGGAACAGGAGAGGGAACTGACAGAACGATCCTGCATCTGTATGTACAAGAAGATGGGAGTGTTGGGGAAAAGCAGTACTACAAAGGCATCCATGAGCGCACAGCGCTATACTCATATACATCCCAATCTGATATAGAACAGCTTAGAAAAGATGGTACAAAGCGATTACAAAGTTTAGCGAATTATAAGGAATTTGAAATGCGGATAGAGGATGCTGACCTAGAAATCGGTGATATCGTATCTGGAAGAGATTATATAACGGGGATTTTGGTGCAAAAGCCAGTTGTACGTAAGATCTTAGTAATCAGAGGTGAACGAATGAAGGTTGAATACAAGTTAAAAGGAGATGATTGATTATGGAATTGGTAACAGGATATGGCGGGAAAGCGCATATTACGCCTGAAAATTGGGCGGATTTGAATCGGGGGTTTTCCGGCGCAGATTCTTATGTTATGGGGACAGGGAGAAAATTCGAAGCTGAATTGATATCGAATAATTTGTTAAAAATTCATGACGGCTGTGGAATAATGCAGGGAAGACAAGTGGTAATCCCTAAAGGACGGTCAGACGAAGTTGCGATCGAAAATGGAACACAAGGGATGAAACGAATCGATCTTATCGTAGAAAGATATACGAAGAATCCGGATACTAAGATAGAAACAACAGAGACCGTTATTATAAAAGGAACGCCAGGTGTGAATCCAGCAGTGCCTTTACATACGGAAGGAGATATACGTTCTGGTGATATGAAGGCAGACTGGCCACTCTATGAAGTGGAACTGAGTGGATTGAATATCGTAGCAGTGAAACCGTTATTTAAGGTGCTGCTGGATATGTCTACAATAAATAAAGATTTGTCGGAGTTACAGTTGTATCACGATAAAAAGACGCTCACACCGACTGATCTCGGATTGAACACTGGGATTTGGAAAGTAATAGCAAACAACTCTTACAAGATTGGTAACGCAATACATCTGAATATGGAAATCTACACAACCTCTATAATTGTTGCAAATAATGTGTACAACAATGCTTTTACGATACCGTCACAGTACCGACCGTTAATTGATACTGCTGTCAATGTAACTGCATCAGATGGAGCGTATAAAAATCCAGTTGCCTGTACCTCTTTAGCAAAAGCAAACGGCAATCTGTTTTTCTGCATCCCAAAAGCTACAAATA